TGGTCTCGTGGTCCATGATGAGCATCTCGTACGGCTGTCCGTCGGCATTGCGATTAAAGCGGATGTAGCCGCCTGTCACGCCTGTGATGAGGTCGGTGGCGCGGGCGATGGCCTGAGTGAGTGCAGAGCCCGTCACGGCATCCCTGGCCTCCTCCTTGGCGGTTGCGATTGTCTCCGCCAGTGAGCTCTTGGCCTCGCCGATCTCGACGGACTCGTACCGCTCAGCGAGCACGTCCCACGTCGTTTTGATGATTTTTGCGGTGGCGTTTACGCCGAGCTTCTCGTAGATCACCGTCACAGTGTCGCAAAGCTCGACAGTCTCCAGTGCGGCGACGTCCTTGTACTCCTCTGTGTCGCGGAGGTTTACGAACGCCACCTTGACGTTGACCTTTGGCACACCGATGCCCGCCTTGCTGATGTACGACTGCGCATACGCCCGCAACTGCGCCACCGTTGGCGCATCGTCAAACTGGTCTGTACAGTCAAGCGCAATCGTGCGCGGAAAAGGATAGTTTGCCGCACTCTCGGCGCTGATGGTCTTTTCGGGCAGTTGGACGTAGTTGTTGTCGTCCTGGTAGAAGGGATACACGCCCGTGATGGTGTCGGCGATGTTGGCCTCCTGCGTCAGGTCGGTCAGGTTCTTGCCGTAGCGGAGCGTCACGCCCCTGTCCTGGCCTCTGGAGTCCCAGAGGTGGACGACGTAGTTGTCGAACTCATACTCGCCGCCGTAGCAGTCCAGGATGGAGCCTTGCACACCGCCCAGGCGCGATCTGATCGACGCGGGCGCCGTCTGCGTGTACGTCGCCACGGTGTCCTTGTCCGTCGTAAAGGAGAACGGGCAGGCCTCCGCCGCATTGCTCGCCAGTCCCGCAAGCGCCGCATTTGCCGAGCCTGCCGTAAACGGTGCGCAGGGGATGTGCGACAGCTGATAGGACAGGTGATTTGCTTCGATGGTCACCTGCCCGTTGAGCGGGCGGGTGATCTTGTACACGCGGAACATCTGACCGCCGCGCCCTGCGTCAAGCTCGCACTTGATCAGCGAGGAGAGTGTGATGTCCGAGTAGTGCAGGCCATCCACCGGGTATACCATCTGCATGGTGTACTCGCCGTTCCTCTCCTCGGTAACGGAGCAACTGATCGCGTCCGCCAGTGCGCCGAGACCGTTTGACGTAAACGTCGTTGCATTTGCCGGGTAAAGAATCGGTTTCATAAGCTCCACCACCTCGGCGTCACCACCACGGACGTGATGCCGCCCGTGAATCTGACGCCAGTGTTGCCTGCGTTAAACTTGGGGAACTCCCCAAGCCTCACGTCGCCGTTACAGTTGACCGACCCCTTGTAGCAGTCGCAGAGGTCGCAGTCGATGTCTACGTAGCCGTCGATGGCATCCACGTAGAGGATCTGATCGCCGACATAAAGGACACCCGCCCCCGTGCCGTACACACGCAGGAGAGGAGCGGCAGGCATCCCTGTCGGGTTGCCGAACACAGCCTCACCTGTGACCGTCTGCGGCACGTCTCCCGTCTTGAGGAACCGCTCCGGGCGGCACTGGAACGACAGCTCGCAAATGCCCTTTGTGCGGAAGGCCAGAGACTCAGGTGCGACGGCATCGCCGAACGTAGCCAAGGAAAACGTGTCCCGGTTGAACGTGTCGGACAGCCGCTTGTACCCGCTCGTCTGCCCGTAGGTGGTCCGCACCCATGCCAGGCGTGCCGCGTACCCGATGTTGTCAAACGTCGGCAGGAACACCTTGTACGTCTGGGTGCGCTCCATCCATCTTCCGTTGGAGATATGCAAGACGCCATTGCGGCCTGGAATCTCGACCGCCTGCACGTCCTTTGCCGCCACCTCGTCCACAGCTCCGCCATACACCACGAGGCCGTAGGCGGAGGCGCTTACGCCGTCGAAAGTAAAGTCATGCTTTATCACGCCCATGCGTATGCCCTCCTGTTCACGTCCTCGTTGATGCGCTCCGCCACCAGATCAGCGAGCGCCCGCTCGTCCATTCCTGGCGCAGGGTTGACGGTGATGTTGATGGACACGTTGGTGTCGCCCGCCTTGTCAAGCGGCGTCACACGCGCCCCACGCGGCAACTGCAACAGTTCCGCGCCTTCTTCACCGACGACCGCCGCACCTTCGTTCGTAACGTCGCCGCCTTTGGCAAGCAAAGGAATCTGCGGCGCGTTGACCTCCGGGATGTGAAACCCGAACGAGGACACGCCCGTCAGATCGGTCACCCATTTAGGCACACTGATTTGGAGCGAGTTCAGCGCCCGTATGACGGTGTTGATGCCGCTTGCGATGCCTCTGATAAACCCGTTTATCACACCGATGACAGCGTTGACGGGCTTTTTGATGATCTCAACGAGCCCGTTCCAGATGCCGCTGATAATGTTGATGATGCCCTGGAACGCGCCCTTGATGTCCCCGGAGAATATCCCCTTGAAGAACTGAATCACACCCGTAAAGATGGGCTTTAGGGAGTTGTTCCACATGTTTTTGACGAATTCCCACACCTGCGTGACGATGGGTTTTAGTGTCGTTTCCCAGATGTTTTTGATGGCGTTCACGACCGTCTGGACGGTCTCCTTTATCTGTGGCCAGTACTGGTCAAACTTCTCGGCAAGCCACGCCACGACCTCGCCGACCTTCTGGAATACTTCCTGCGCCACCACCATCGCGTTGCTGATAAACTCCTTGATTTCGGGCATGTGCTCGAGCACCCAGTCGAGGAGTTGCTGTATGATGGGCATGACCTGCACCCCGACCTCAGCCACGACAGCCTGGAACGACTGTTGCACGTCGCTCATGGTATCGCCCAGGGTGACGCCTGCCGCCACGGAGTCCTCCGACATGACAAGGCCGAGTTCGTTTGCCCGGTTCATGAGTCCGTTGAAGTCCTCACCAGTCCCAGCGAGGATGGGCGACAGCTGATAAGCCAGTTTATCGCCGAACAGCTCCGCCGCCGCCTGCGAGCGCTCCGTCTCGGTGCCGAGCGCCATGATCTGCGCCATGGCGTCCTCCATGTTGAGGTCGGTGCCTTCCAATTTTTTCGCCGCCGCCTCCATGGTGGACATCTCGACGCCACACTGGCCTGCCGCATAGCGGAGCTGTTGGAAGTAGTCCGTGCTGACTCCCATGCGCAACGACCCTTTGTCGACCTCGTCCGCCGCCTGCGCCGCATTGTTAGCCATCCCGACCATGGCCGTGCCTGCGCCGACAGCCGCCGCGCCGATGGCCAGAGCGGCCTTGCCGACCGTCTTGCCCGCGTTCTGTAGCGTGGTGCCGAGCCCCTGCGCTTTTTCGTCCGTTTTGGCGAGGCTTTTGTTTGCCTCGTCAGTGTCCACGAAGACACTGCCCACAAGTTTGAATATATCCATTTAGACAAGCCTCCGTCCGTGCAGTTCTTCCAGTTCGGCAATGATCTGATCAGCGGGGCGCCTGTCTATGTTGCGCCCGGTCCTCTGGTCGAAATAATCGTCAAACTGTATCAGCTTCAGGTGTCCCGCCTGCATCCACGGCAACAGCGTCACCCACTCGTCGCGTATGCGCTCGCGTACGGCCTCCTCGTGCGCCTTGAATACCAGAGACACACCGACCCCAACAGGGAGGTCGTAGAGCGCTCTGGCGTCTCCGTAGCGCGTGAGGATGAGGTCGTACAGTGTTACCGCATCAAACGCGACAGCGAGCCGAAAAAAGCCTTTAGTGTCTCTTTGTCCACATACTCCGACCCCCACCGCTTGATGGTGTCGGAGAGTTCGTTCAATTCCATGTTTGCGATGTCGTCCGGGTCCATTTCCCACACGCCCGCAAAGAACTCGTAAATCATGTGCTCGGCACCTTTTGCACCCAGGTGCTCGACCACGGATAAGATCAGATCGTAGCCGACAGCCGTTGCGTCAGCCTCCGCTCCTTCTTTCTGCACCACTGCGGCGATGGCCTTGACCTCGTCACGCACGTGGGCCTCGGAGCAGATGCGGCAGAACGCAAACACGTCGCTCGTTTTCAGTCTCCGCATGGTTTCCTCCAAAAAGAGGGGAGGGTGTTACCCCTCCCCCACAGTTGCTCAGCTCTGGCTGATGCCCGCATACATATCAGCCACGCGGGTCAGCATCGTCAGCATGTTGATGGTGATGGACGCCCTGGACTCGGTGATGACCACGCGGTCCTTGACGGCACCCATGTCGTCGTCCGCGTTGATCTCGCGGAAAGTCCGCGCCACGTTGAACGAACCGCCGCCGCGCGTCAGGGCGACCACGGTGTCGTTGATGTAGAACAGCCCGGAGCCGAGGATGATTTCCCCCGCGCCCGCGCTGACGCCGTCCTCCACCTCAATTGTCCACGGCTCGGTCGTGTCGCTGATGTGGGAGTCCGTGTTGGTGTATGCCGCCTCAAATGTGACAGCCGGGACGACGTCGTCCTTTTCCGCGAACGTCCAGTCAATGTTGCCCATGTTGATGGCGTTGGTGAGCGAAATGGTCACGGCCTTGCCGCTCTTGGTCTTACCGACCCACTTGACCGCCTTAAAGTCGGTGGTCACGACCGCACCAGTCCCGCCATAGGTTACTGTTGCCATGAGAAGACCTCCTTGCTCTTGTCGTAGAGTTGCCCTTCAAGGCGTGTCACGACGTGAATGATGGTTTTGTCCGGGTCATCGACCGGAAAGGCCGACGACTGGTAGAACGTCGGCAGGATAACCTCCTGCGGGGTGTTGGCGTAGGAAAACAGGTCAATCACCGCGTCAGCGATGTCGAACGCCTGCGCCTGGTCCTTCGCCCAGATGTGCACGTCAATCGTGAAGTCCTGCCGCCCCTGGTCCTGCGGCACGATGTTCGTGTAGTCCCACACAATGTGCGGGTACATCGCGTCCTCAGATGCCAGGCGGTAACTGATCTCGGCGATGTTGAACCGCGTCTTGATGGAGTTAAGGCGCGATTCTATGACTTGTCTCAACTCGTTAATCATCTGCGTCTCCCTCCATGTCGTCCTCGTTGACCATCTGTGCCAGGCGCTCGGCCTCGTCAGACAGGCCGCTCAGGTACTGCGACTCTATCTTCACGATTTCCGCCACGTTGTCCTGCGCCGCATGAGTCAAAAGCCCCAGTTTCGGGACGTTGCCCGTGCTCGTGCCGAACTCCTGGAAGTAGGCATAAAACCCATCGACCCGACCAGTCGGCAGGCCCACCTGGACGCGCGGCGAGGTGGTCTTCGCTGATGCGATGACCTTGTACTTCGTCGCACGTCCTGCGTTGCCTGTTTTCTTGGTGAAATGAGAGTAGTATGCCGTCTTGAAAGTCCGTGCGAGGAACTTGCCAACATCGCGCATTGCGGCGCGGCTCAGCTCGTGGATGTAGTAGCCTGCGGCATCCACATCTGACGTGTACTCGACCTCGACGCTCCCGTTTTTCGCTTTCAGTTTCGTGACGCTTTTAGGAGCGGGCATTTTTCTCGACCCCCTTGTAGCATGTAAGCTCCAGGGCTTCACCGTTCCTGTACGTACGCAGGATTTTCAGCCGCACCGCCTCCGAGCGCCCAAAAGGCGTGAACTCGACGTACTCTTCGCCCTCGTAGTCGAGCCAGTTTGTCAAGGTCAGCTTGACCTCTGGCTTGTACCCGACCGCCATGGCCTGGTACGTCTCGGTCATGCCCACACTGGCATCATCGGCGAGGACCGTGCGCCTGGTCTCGGTGGTGACGTGGTCGCCGTAGGCGTTCACCGTCTCGGTCTGCCCGATCAGCGTTATCTCCGCCCACATGGTCACACCTCCGTCATGCCGTACCGGGACGACTCCCGCATCTGCGCCTTCTGCTCATCGTACGACGCCTTCAAGCGGTCATAATCCGCAGGCGCTCCGAAGTGCGCCCGCACATACGTCACGACGGCAGTGCGCGTCATGGGGTCGTCACAGGTGTAGTCAGTCACCACGCCGTCAGTCTCCACGGGCGTCACCGACACGACAGCCCCCGCGTGGGCGATGTCGTCCGCCGCACTCGCGATCAGGTCGAGCAGTTCGGCGTCGTATGCGTTTGTCGAGAGTCTGAGCGCCAGTTTTACCCGTGCCAACATCTGCGTCACCTCCGAAAGACGAGGGGACGGTCGCCCGCCCCCTCTGTGTTACTTCTTGGTTTTCTTCGCCGTTTTCTTCTTCGGCGCTTCCTTGGCAGGCGTCTCGGCCTCCTGCCCCTCAAACTTCATCCACCGCGCAAACTCGGCGACTCTGTTTTCCGGGACTTCAACCTCGATGCCCTCGGCCATGTAGACCATCCGCACAGGGTCAACAAAGGCCTCGATCACCGTGCCGCGCATTATCAGGCCTTCGCGATCAGCGTGAACGCGTTAGGAGCGACGGCACCCAGACCGACGAACTGACGACCGATGATGCGGATGAGGTCATACTCGGCGTGGCTCAGATCGTCGAACTTGAGGTCGATGTCTTCGCCGTTCGGGAAGTTAGCCAGGGCTCCCACTTCCAGATCGCCGACGATGGCATACACATCGCCCGAAGAGGCGGCGGAGTAGGCCGGGAGGGTGTTGTTGAACAGCACCTCGCAACCCTCGAACGGGTCAACGCTGTACTGGGCGGCATAGGCGGCAGACTTGAATGCGCCCCAGGTCGCTTTGTTCATGATGACCACCGGGTTGGCGGCTTCATCAGACAGGGAGGCGATGGCCTGCGCGATCGTACCGACAGCCGGGGCGGCGGTCACTTTCGCGGCGGCAGGAGCGGACGCGGATGAGGTCTGCGGCAGTCCGGCGATGGTGGTGACCAGAGTATC